ACCGTCGTCGCTACTTGCTAATCGCCACCATTGAAACCACACGGAAGATGCAGGGCTCGGACGAGTTCCTGATTTGCACCGCTCAGAGGTCTGGGATCAAGCGCAAGATGGTGACTGCGAACCCGACGAGCATTCTCGTTCAGGACACCACCCGTTACTGGGTAAAGAAGCGCCACCCCCACAAACCAAGAGAGTCCTGAGAGGGAACACCATGGGATGCGATATTCATGTCTTCGTAGAGGCCAAGACCTACACGGGATGGCATTGCGTCCATCATCCGCACATCGGTCGCTGGTATTCCCTTTTCTCCAAAATGGCCAATGTCCGCAATGACATGCCAGGATCGCCGTATTACGTTCCGCCCATCAGCGAGCCGCGCGGGCTTCCTGACGATGTGAGCGACATTGCGCGCATCATCCTCATGGACGGCGACAATCACTCTGCCTCTTGGCTCTCTGCCGCTGAATGGGAATCCATCCGCGCCGATGAGCGATACAGGGGCGACGGCAAGCTGAGTGATGTCGTTCCCTACGAATTGGATTCAGATTACCGCGACAAGCGGATTCTGGATTACCGCCTCGTCTTTGCGTTCGACAACTGACATGACGAACACCACCAAACCAGAGCGGGGATGCGATGACTGAGATCGACCATGAGTTTACCCGTGAAGTAGTCTGCCCGTGGTGTGGCTACGAGCACAACGATTCATGGGATCGCAGCATGAGTGATGGCGACTGCAATGAAGACGACTGTGGCAAGTGCGGCAAGCCGTTCACGGTTAGCTGCATTGTGACCGTGGAATATTCCACCGAGAAGGACCATGCACGGGATGCCACATCGCCTGTGACGAGCGAGGGAACAGATGCCAGCTAAGGATAACTTCGCCCTACGTCGCGTCATTCGCACCAAGCGACTGATTGACGCCATCTCGCCCATTGAGGTGGCGAACCTCAGGAACCGTCTGACCGCATCGCGCATGTCCAAGAATTACAACGAGCGCACGCATGTGGATGTGCCCGCTGATTTACTGGAGCGCGTGATTGCGTTGTTGGAGATGCAGGTAGCCCCCGTTTCCGGCGCGGGGGGTGGCAAGTGATCCGTGTCATCCGTAAACAAGCGTCACCAAAGGTGGCCAAGAAGATCGAATGCCAGAACTGCGGTGCTGAACTGGAGTACACGCCCAGTGACCTCAAGCAGTACGATGGCAAAGACTACAGCGGCGGACCAGATGGACGGGAATGGTTCGTCTGTCCGTGCTGTAGCAAAGATGTCACCGTGAATAGCTGGTGAACCAATGATGAACCATCTCACAGATTTACGCCGGGGGGAATCCTGTGTCCAATAGTCCATTTGACCGCAACAAAACCAAGGAGGCCAAGCTTGGCGAGATCATCACCGAGACAGGTGAACAGAACCAACGCGACGCGGTGCATATCGCGGTCGTGCCGGTGAAGGCATCGAAGATCCTCAGTCCTGGACAGCGCGTAGGCGTCACGCCGGACGGAACCGCCACGGATCAGTCAGCGACACCAGTTGGCATCGTCGATCCATTCCTATTCGACTTCATTGAGCCTGGGCAAGTGTTCTGGTTGTTCTTGTTCCAGGGCCACGTCACCACCCTACGGCACGAGTGGACTCACCCGGCGTTTCCTAGCGCGAGCATCCCCGCACCGCTACCAGTAACGAATCTCACAGATCGCAAGGCCGAGTCCGAGGCATGGCTGCGCAAGTGGTGCCAGGATAACGACTGCCCCGGCTATGACGCCGTATTGGCGCGAGTTCTGGCGGGTGACTACCGCTCCAACTGGTCGGACGAGCATTTCCATTTCAACGACACCGACGCGCATGCGGAAATCCCGCCCGAGTTCTGGGATCATATGGCGATCGTTACGGGTCAGACATTCAATGAGCCGCCCACTTCGTTCTCGTGTTCGTGCTGACATGACCGCCCTCTGCGACATCTGCCAGAGGCCCATGGCAACCATACTCAATCCGAGTGCGCTAACCTACGCTAGGCTTTCCGAGTATTGCACCTGCGATTGCCGGGATCGGTTTACGTGGGGGCTCAAGTGTGAGATCAAGAGGCTGCGTGTATTGGTCCAGCAAGCATGGGATGAGGGGAATGCCAATGGGGATAGGTACGATTGGCATGAGAGTGAAGTGAGGAAAGAGATGGAGAAGGAGACATGAAGTGCTGCGGAGAAACTATGGACAACGTACTGGTTGTTGGTGCATCGTACTGGCAATGCCAGATATGTGGTCACAGGGCATGGGGAACGCCATGGCTGAGCGTTGTGCATGATACAATAAAGGATGCGCCGTTCAGCGTTGCGCCTATGTCAGCGGGTGAGCGGTATAGGCCGAGTGTGAACTGATGACTGGCAATCCAATCAAGGTCGTTGAGAGACGGGTCAGGCAACCGTCCGACGACGTGTCGTCTGTCGTACTTGGGGAGGCGATTGCAAGGACAACTACGATAGGACCAAATTGGATAGGATCAAATCCCATGAGGATGCCAATGAAGGAAGCCAAGCGTATGCACGTAACCCCTTGTCAGTCGCATCATGTGCGCGTTATGACATGGCGATTAGAGGCGAATGCAGGCGATTTGAGAGGGGATAATGGCGGAACGTGTCGTGGAGGCTATGCGGAGAGATCGTGGCTGTACGTGCCTCCTGGCGTCTTGGGTCCCTCCTGGGCGGGTGGTCCATCGGCGTCGGTAAACCGCATCGAGGGGGTTTCCCTCGTATCAAACTGATATAAGTGAACGCTTTGACCGTTTCTCAACAACCACGCAACAAGGACATCCCATGACCGACCCCGACGCAGGCCCATTCTTCTTCCTGGCGACCTTCCTCGACGGCAAGGAGTACGCCGTCCATCACAACAGCCTCTGTGAAGCTCGCGCATTGGCCATTGCCGCCCGTCTGCGCGATGGTTCCGGCTTCAATCACAAGACCACCAGCATCCGCTGCATGGTCCGCTGTAGCCCTGAGCGTGGCCGTGGCGCATTCACCATGGCCGATGTCTTCGGGGCGTACGCGCAATGAGCACAGTCGCCCACGTTTACATCATTCACACGTGCCATGGCGAGCCCATCGGACTGATCGCCAAGGACAGCGTTGACCTCGCAATGATGGCCCTCGCCAACAGCGGCTGGCCTAGCTGCGAGCGATCACAGGTTCACCGAAACCTGATCGACCACGAAGCGGAGATCACCGTGCGCGATTACATCGACAGCGCGACGCCCGGAAGCGTTGCCGCTGGCACCTGCTCGTCCCGTGTCCGCCTCGGTCCCGACATCTATGCCATTTTGGAGTGGAAACAATGAGCACCGAAGCCCAACGCGCCGCTGGTCGCAAGGCTGGACGTGCCTCCGGTATCGCCCGCGGCACCGGGACCAGAGTTGACCAGCCAGGTCAACAGGAGCCGGATCCGGACTTCGATCCCGCTCAGGCACTCCCCGTCACGTCCGACCCCGACGTGGACAAGATGATCGCCTCCTACGTGAGCGTTGTCGGCCCGCCTCAGTCCTGGCCTGACGTGAAGAACCTGGAGCAAGTGCGCGCTGAAATCTATCGCACCCGTTCCGCAGCCCGTCAGGATGCCATCGACGCTGGCCAGGTCGTCACCCGTGAGATCATGCGCACCCGTGACGAGGAAGTGGCACAGATCATCAAGCAACAACTCGCCACCCTCCCCGAACTCCTGCGCGACCTCATCCCCGCCGATAAGCTCCTGGCAGCCCAGAAGCGCGCGGATGAATGGATCGGCAAGGTACGGACGGCGGTGGCGGATGGGGTGGAGGGAATGAAATGAGACGCAGCGACATGGCCCCAAAGAAATCGGAAGCCACTCGTGCGGCAGAGCGCGCGATGCGTGCCGATGTGCGGCGTGTCCGCTTCACGGAATGTCCATACTATGACATCCAAGTGCTCAGTATGCGAGAGGCCGTCGCTGATGAGGTGGCTGGTCGCACGAGATGTCATAATCCGACATGATCGCCCTCGCCCCCCTCAATCGCCGCTTCGCCGCCGACGTGCGCCCACGCCGTGAGGCCAAGACGTTCAGCGCGTTCTGCGATACTGTGCGCCTCCCTGACGGTCCCAGCGCCGGCCATCTCTGGATCACCGCCACGGAGCCGGTTCAGGACCAGTACGTGCATGAGGTGGACGCGGGCCTCTGGTCGTGGTTCATCATCGCCGCTCCATCACAGTCAGGGAAGACTCTGCGAGCGATCATGTCGCCCACGCTCTATCACCTAACCGAGCACCGTCAGCCGGTTGTCTATGTACTGCCATCGCTGGACCTCCTATCGAAGTCATGGGAGGGGAAGCTCTCCCCTTCCATCATTGGCATGGGTTATGGCCCATGGATGCCAACTAAGGGGCCGGGGTCGAAGGGTGGCCGTCCTGCTGTCCTGACGTTCCGCGATCCTGCCACATCGCTAGTCGCTGGCCGGATGTATTTCACCGCAATGGGCACTGGCAAACGTGAGACAGCAACCGCTAGCGTTACAGCCCAGACGATTGTGGTCGATGAGGCAGACGACGCCGTGGACGCGGGCAAGCTCAAGAACGTCTGCAAACGAATCAATTCCTACGGCATCGACGGTCGCGCCTACGTCGCCTCCACCGTCAACGACTCCACAGGCCGCGAGGCGCAAGATCCCAGCGACCCATCCACTGCGCACCCCATCCTGACCTTCATCAAGGAGGGCAGCCAACACCGGGCGCACCATCGCTGCCCCCACTGCAAGGGCTACTTCATCCCCGAACTCGAACACCTGGACATTGAAGCCTGCGCGATCACCTGTCCGCTGTGTGCCGTGGTCTGGTCAGAGGACGACCGCAAAGACGCACTCAACAATCTCATCATGTGCGGCATGAATGATCGGATCGTGGACGGGAAGCGAATTCTCGGGCAGTACGATAACCGCATTTATTCCGAACTAACAACGTGCCTCGATTATCACATGGTTGTGCTATCATCCGTCTGTGAGGACATGCGCAGCGCGAAGCGGAAGGAATCGTTCGACTCGTCACTGATGCGCACGGCGATGAATAAGCTGTGGTGCCGTCCGTATGTTCCGCCGATGGGCGCGCTGGCCATTACGAACAAAGGACTGGCCTCCATTAGTGCCCTGAGTGACTACGACAAAAGAATTGTCCCGCATTGGGTAACGCATCTGACCGGCGCCGTTGACGTTCAGGATAACAGGCATTATTGGGGCGTTGCTGGTATCGGACCGGATGACCGCTGGTGCGCGATTGATTGGGGCTATGAAATGCTCGTGCCGATGGAGCGCGGAGAGGTGACTCGTGCCCCGACTGCCGGTGATCGTCGCCGCATCAATGTCCTGATTGACGCGAAGTTCAATGAGGGCTGGACCAAGGAGGGCGGCAAGGAAATATTACGCCCGCTCCCCGGCCTGCGTGGCATAGACGTAGGTGACGGTGATGTGACGAGTGAGATTGTGAATTGGCTGCGTGGCATGCCCAACTGGCGCGCGGTGCGCGGCGCCCATAAGGAGGGGTTTTCCAGATTAGGGAAACTAATCCCCGACCTTCCGCCAGAGGCAAAGGCGTTCCTTGAGTTACGACAGCCCGAAGGATGGCCGATCTATTTATACAACGTGCTGGCTGACACGGTTCGCCGCTGGTTACATGCATCCCTCTTGCGCCCGGCATATACACCCGACTCCGGGATGCTGCCCCGCGGACTTGACGCCAAGGACATGCTCCTTTTGCATCTTAGCGGCAAGGTGTGGGTTGAGCCAACGATGAAGGGGGCTGAGCACGTTGAGGGGTTCTGGAACGACAAGGCGCATAGTCGCCATGATCTGCTGGACGTGTTCACCTATGCGCTTGCCCTGTCGCGGTTCCGCGCCGGTCTGCAAACCGTCAACGCTCAGCGCAAGCCGGTGAAGTATGGGCGGATTGGGTCGGTTGGGATTCGGCGTTGACTTTCATTCCCGGCGCTGAGCATGCCGAAATGGACAGCGACGAGATTCGGGACAAAGAGCGGAGCCATAAGCGCAAAGCGGCGCGCGATTCCGCCATGGCCGCCAACGAAAAGGCAAGAATCGCGGCAGACCTATTGCTTTCGTCCAGCCAGATAGACCGGGCCATTGAGTCGGGCGCAGTCGAGTTTCTGCGCGGATACTTCAAATCCAAATGAAGAAAGACCCGGCAGCAGTGAAGCTCGGCAAGCGCGGCGCAGCTAAGCGCAATGCGAACATGACACCGACGCATCGGTCGGAGGCTGCGCGCAATGCGGCAAACAAGCGATGGGGGAAGAAATGACTGCGCTCGTCCGCTATGCGAGCGCAAGTGTCTACCCACAGAGCGATGCGGCATACATGCTGACCGTTTCCATCTCATGCGATAATGAGCCATTCATCGTCAGGATCCCAAGCCGCTATTACCGCCATTCGCTTGGGTATCACTTGCCCCGCCGCCTTCGCCATAAAATCAGGTTGCGCAAATGAGATCCGCCACCCTCTCCGATTACCGCTGGCTCTACGATCACGGCTACATGCCTGACGGGCTCAAGTGCGCCCGCGCCATCCTCCCTGATATTGTCGCCAAAGGACCGGCGACGTTCCTCGATTGGGGCTGTGGCCGCGGTGAATTGGTGGACTATATCAACGCCGACACGCTAGGCGCAGCCCATGGTTGTGACCCGGCAACCAGCTATCCGTCCCCATTTGTAGGCAATACTTGGGACTGGATAATTTCCTGTGACGTTCTGGAGCACATCCCGGAGGACGAGATTGACGCCACCCTGCGCGACATGCGCCTATTCGCCACCAAGGGCCTCCTCCTCACCATCGCCAACATGTCCGACGTTCACGCCGTCAACGGCGAACAGGTCGAATTGCACCTAATCCAAGAGCCCATGCCGTGGTGGACCGAGAAGCTGCGTGAACACTTCCCGACCGCGACCATCCGCGGTCGTCACATTGAGGCGGATAGTTCCCGCTTCGCTATTGTTGTGGAGTTTTGATATGGCGCGTGATTTATATTGCCGCGTCTGCGACATGGAGTTATTGCAAAAGAATTGCGGTCGGCGTTATTGCGGTCGGTGCCACGCACAGAAAGTCAGAACCGTCTATCTGGAATCCAGAAACCGGAGCGTGAGGAAATGGCAGGCAGTCAACGGGGAGAAAAAGAAAAAGTCCAGGATTGATAGCGCTGAGCGGCGGTGTGGCGTTAGGTCGTACACGTCCCTAGCGTCGAAGAATACGGAGCGTGCAGCATACGCGCGTCGTCTCAGGTGGACCGCAGATGAGGACGCCATCGCTCGGTCTAAGATGACGGAGCTTGAGGTGTCGGCGACCATCGGTCGCACTCTGCGTGGGGTTCAACACAGAAGAGCAACGCTAAGGAGCGCGCCATAAATGACCACCCTCTGTGTTATCCCAGCCCGCGCCGGCAGCACGCGCCTCCCGCGCAAGAACTGGCAGGAACTCTGCGGCGAATCGCTGGCGCATCTGGCAGCGAGCGTGGCAGCCGCCGCTGGCCTGCGTGTCATCGTCGCATCCGACTCCACCGACTGGCCAAATCTCCCCATCGCCCATTGCCCGCACCTGTGCGGCCCCACCGATGACATCAGCGCCACCATCCGCTACGCCCTGAACGAAGCGGAAGACCGCTGGGCTACCCGCTTTGATCGCGTGGTGACGCTTCTCCCCACAACGCCCCTCCGCACCCCCGGCCTGATCGCTGAAATGCTGCAAAATATGGACCGCACGGGGTGCGTTGCGGCCATCACCGCGGCTAAAACCGTGCCGTGGTTGTGGTCCGTGGAGGCTGGACAGGCCAAAAACTCATGGTCGCCAGCCCCGTATCCCCGCTCTCAGGACGTGAAATCACGCCACTTACAGGAGATAAACACCGTCCAGATAGCTTCCCGCGACCTGGTTGTGACCGGCCAACGGTGGGGAACGCCACTGCTCCTGACCGAATTGCCTCACTGGTGCGTGCTGGACATCGACACACAGCAGGACCTGGACGAGACGCGGCGGCTTTATCCTGCGCTGATGGAGGAATTGCGCGGGCGCAGCGACTTTCCGGTGCATGTTGTGCATGGGGTGAATGAGAAGCGCCCCGCGTTCACGCTTTCAAGCGTCACGCTCAACGGCCACCCGTTCACTGTGGGAAACGGATGAGCGCGCCAATCCTAAGGCTAAGGACCCATAACGACCGCCTATGGAACTGGCACGCTGTCCACTCGGAGGCACCAAACGGCCTGCGCGTTGCCGCGTCGGCAAATAACGTATGGGTAGAGGTGCGTAGCTTCACGCGTGAAGACGTGGAGTGGCTGCGTCAGGTGGATGTCCTGACAGTGGGCGGCGCCTTTCTTGTTCAGGGCGTCTATAGCGATGAGGCATGGAGCCCAGAGCAGCGGGCAGAATACATCAGCGCATGGGAATGCGCCGATTTGATGCGCGGCATAATCCGCGATTATGCGGAGATATGGCCCGATTGGGATAAGCGCATTGGGAAACTGTTTGGGCCGAAAATATCCGAACTGTTTTTCTCCTTCATGAAGATGTGCCAATGATCGCCGCTGTCCTCTGCCCCGGCCCAAGCCTGATGCGCGCCCCTATCGACTTGGTGCAATACAAAGCAACATGGTCGGTCAATACTGCCATCCGGCTAATCAAAACGGATTGGCTGGCAGCCGGTGACCCCAATGCTGTCCAGCGAGCCATCGGCGCCTATCGCCCTCGCCTCGGCCTACTTACGATGGGCGCAACGGCCAAGTCCATAGAGGACTGCCCATCCTGGCACGGCTTGCACATTACCACGTGGGACGACGTGCCGCTGATCGAGGAGCACAACGCCAAGGGTCACCCCATGTCGTGGTCTGTGCAGACCGCGCTCTGCCATGCCTCGCACATGGGCGCGACCAGGATAGACCTATATGGCTGCGACCTGTTCCGTCCCGACTTCGACCCCTGGCAAACTGCCGACGCATCTGGCTACCATGGCGAAGACCGCAACCGGAGCCGGTGGGACAGAGAGCGGGAAGACCTCCGGGCAACCTTTTCCATCTTGGCCGATCACGGCACCACCGTCCAAAGGATTGATCCATGACAATCGACCCCCAGAACCGCATGGCTAAGCCAGAAAAGCGGGAGCAGGGCCGACCGCCCAAGAGCGAACCGCGGATGGCCACCGTGCCAATGGAACCGAACCCCGATGTCCCGCCTCCATTGCGCATTTTGGCATCGCGCCACCCACCGTGCTGTGGCACTCCCCAGCAAGAGCCGCCCAAGGTAGAGCGTTGGCGCACGATTCAGGATGGCATCCGCGTGGCCGATTGCGTCTGTCCTCACTGTGGCAGAAAGTACGTAGAGACGCCACCGCAGGCGCGGCTGAAATAGTGCGGACACTATTAGCGGTGGTTATTGGCGCGGCTAGCCTGCCCGTCAATGTCAACCATCGCCGTCTCCATCCAGGCGCAGATTGATGCGCTGGACGCGAAGCTAACCACCGTCAGTCCGACCAGCGTAGGCGCAGACGGCACGAGCGTCACGAATCCCGATTGGGTGGCGCTCAGCAATCAGCGACTGAAGCTGGAAGAATACAAGAATCGGCTGACTCAGACCATGTTTCCACGTGGCGTTGTCACCGGGCTGCGTGGCCGATGAGCGTCCAGCGATCAACCTGGCGCAACGCTGCCAAGTCGTGGCTCAAGGCTGCGCGCGGCGTTACCCGTGGACTGTATGACGCGGTTGCCGCGACCGCCTTCGCCATGGGCTGGCCGAATGGCGGCGGCTACCAAGTGCTGGACCCCAATCGGAAGATCATCAACGGGCTAACCCGTATGCTGGCGCAGTATAGCGCCAACGAATTAGCCAACCTGTCGCTTGCCCAGATCCGCGCGCTATGCCGCAAGCTGGACCGCGACAACGCAACCGCCCGTGCCGCCGTGGAGGGATCCTGCGCCGATGTGATTGGAACCGGCATCGACCTCGACCCGGACCATGGCGACGAAGGAATTAACGCCCGCATCCGTCCCTTCTGGCAAGCCTACAAGATGGGCTGTGACATCACCGGCACGCGGTCCATCTTCGACCTCCAGGGCGAAGCGTTCCGCGGCTGGTTCCTGGCTGGTGAACACGTCTGGCGCTACGTTGTCCTGCCCGAACTGACCGACCTTGGCGGCGTTCCGCTCCGTGTTCTGCCGCTGGATAGCGAGTGGATTGCGGACCAACTGCCAGCCGAGAAGCAAGACGCCATTACCCGCGTCAATGGCATCGACGTGGACAAGTGGGGACGTCCGCTGGCCTACTGGCTGCGCAATCCAGAGTCATGCGTTGGCGATCACATGGCGGAGCGCGTTCCGGCCAAGGACATCAACCACGGCTTTCAGCGCCGCCGCGCGCTTCAGAACCGCGGCGAGCCCTGGCTTGCGCCGGTCATCGAGCGCATCCATCAAGAGGGCGACCTGATCGACACGGAACTCAAGGCGGCAATCAATTGCTCCGGCATCGCCGTGGTCGTGACCAGCGAGATGCACTCGCCGCTGGATGACGGAACCGGCGAGAGCCAGGCAACAGACGGCTCAGCCTACGACCCAGCGCAGGGAATTGGCGTTGGCTCCATCGCCCGCGTGCGCCCTGGCGAGGATGTCAAGGCGTTCATGCACAACCGTCCCGGTCAGCAGATCGAAGGCTTTTCCCGCATGCTGCGTGGGTCGGTCGCCGCTGCCGCTGGCGTGTCCGCCCGCTGGCTGGACCGCGACCCCAAGCGCGCCAACTACTCCAGCATGCGCGCCGATCAACAGGACAGCGAGCGGCTGCTCTCTCCCGTCAAGGAAACCTTCGGGCATCAAACCATCGGCGCTCTCTATCTGCGTGTGCTGCCGTACCTGTGCGCAATGGCTGGCATCCCGGTCCCGAAGCGGAAGGCGTACCGCCTCCTGCCGGACGGCATGCCCTACGTCAATCCGCGCGATGACATCCAGGCTATTTCCATGGCGGTCGCCGCTGGCTTCACCGATTGGGAAACCGAGATGGCGAAGCGCGGCAAGGACTACCGCGAAGTGTGGCGCCGGTTGGCTGCGCAGAAGAAAGAGGCCGCGGCGCTCGGGCTTTCCTTCGACCTGTCGGGAACGAATGCGCCTGCGCCTGAGCCGCAAGTCGGAGCAGATCCCGAGACAGATCCCGAGAATAGTGCAAACACTATTTTGCCGCCCAATGCGGATTCGTAAGTAAAGCCAACATGACTATGCGCCGCGACAAATCGACCGTGTTCCACCGCTTCAATGCGGGCGTGAGCATCCGCGAAGTCACGGAAGGTGATAAGAAGCGCAAGGTCCTGACGATGGTGGCAAGCACTGCCCGTGCCGTGGATTGGGGCGGCTATCGTGAGATTCTGGTCCACAAGGACGGGGCCATCAGCCGCGACGCCGCCAAGGCCATGCTGGTCAATCACGACCCCAACCGCATCGCCGGTCCTATCACCGCCATCCGCGTTGCTGGCGATCAAATGGAGATCGACGCCGAATTGCTGCCCGACGCCCGCATGGATAGCGGCGTGTCCGTGGCCGATGCCATCGAATCCGGCGCCCTGCGCGGTGTGTCGATTGGCTACCACTTCTTAGAATCTGACACGCAGTGGGACCGTGAGACGCGGACCCTCACCGTCAACTCGTGGCGCCTGCTCGAAGTCAGCCTTACCCCCATCCCAGCGGACGACAGCGCAGGACTGCGCTCGCGCTCCCTCCCCGATCATTTCAACGACGGCAAAAAGCCGCAAGGAACCCGTATGAACTTCGCTCTCTGGCTCAAGGCTCGCGGCTTCATCTTCGAGAAGCTGACCGACGAACAGTCGGACAGCCTGCGCGCGCTCCACAAGGAAGGCAAAGAGCCGGAAGCGGACTACGCCCCGGAAGCGCGCGAAGTCAAGCAGGCACCGAGCGAAGCCGCCCGCGCCGCTGACATGAAGCGGGACCGTGAGATCGCCGTGCGCGCCGAATCGCTCAACCTCAAGGCCAGCGACTACCTCGGCATGACCGACGAGAAGGCCAACGATGCGATGGTCCGCGCCATTGCTGAGCGCGAGAAAACCGCCGAACCAAAGGAAACGATTGTGACCATCACCCGCGATGCTGGCGATAAGATCATCACCCACGCCCGTGCCTCGCTCTATCGCATGGGCGGCATCACCCCCAATGCGGACGAGGCCAAGGAAATCAAGGACGCGGGGGCCTCCACATCGACCATGCCGATGCGCCAGATCCTGCGCGCCGTGGCTCGCGCTGCCGGTTTCGCGAACTCTGACTACTGGAGCGATGCCGAGATGGCCGCTCAGATGGCGGGGTCGCTCGACCTGCGCACCCTTGGTCGCCGCGATGCGCCCAATAAGATCGTGTCGAACTTCTCGACTCTGCTCGCCAACGTCGCCCACAAGGCGCTGCAAAAGGGCTTCGAGTCCTACAACGGCGCGACCTGGCAGGTTTGGTCCACCGTCCGCGATGTGCCCAACTTCCTCCAGGTCACCAATACTGGCCTGTCCAGCGGTCGCCTGATTGAAACCGCAGAAGGCGTCGCCTTCCCGGAACTGCTCCAGAAGGACGGCGGCTACAACAGCACGCTGGGCCTGTTCGGCGCGACCATCTCGGTCAGCTTCCAGGCCATCGTGAATGACCAGCTCGGTCAGATCCTGCGTGACCTGAGCCGCACTGGCGCACTTGCTGCCATGACCGTTGACCGCTTGGTGTACTCCAAGCTCGTCGGCGGCACCTGGACCAATGACACCAGCACCAGCGCCGGTCTTGCGACCGCCGCGAACCTGGACAAGCCCCGCGCGGCCCTCAAGGCCAAGCTCAGCCCGGCCAACGAGAAGCTGGGCATCGTCGCCCGCTACCTGCTCCACGATCCGGCCAACGCGGTTCCCGCTCAGGTCGCCACTGGTGCCATCTACGGGCCGGGACAGACCACCGCCCCCTCGCTGGGCTCCAAGCAGATCATCCCGGTGGAATCGCACTGGATCAGCGACACGGCCCTGGCTGGTGGCGCGCTGACGACCGACTACTACCTGACCGGCGATCCGACCGTTGTGGATACCGTGCTGGTGAACTTCCTCGAAGGCGTCGGGCAGACCCCGATAATCATGCCTTACGATGCGGGCGCGGTCGCCGCCGAGAAATACAAGATCATGCTCCCGGTGCAGGCCACAATGGCCACCCACACCGACGGCGCGGCCACCCCTGCTGTGCGCGTGAGCGGCATGCAGAAGGCCACCGCGGCCTAAGCCACCACCCAAACACCCAAGGAATTACCCATGCCCGCAGGCGACAGCAACAACGACTCCGGCGTACGCCAGGTCACGGTCCCAACCGGTGGTTACACCAAGGGCCAGGTCTACCTCATCCTCGACAGCTACGTGGTCGCCCTCGAAACCGTGGCCGCGGCGGGCCTCTGCCTCGTGAAATACCGTGGCACTGTGGCGGTAACGAAGCTCACGACCACGGGCATCTCGTTCGCCTTTGGCGACAAGGTGTACTTCAAGTCGAACAAACTGAGCAACGCCACCTCGACCGGCGCGGTCCTGCTCAATGCCATGGCGCTTGAAACCGCTGCGGCTGCGGCAACCAGCGTCCTGGTTGAACTGTTCGGACCCATCCCGCCCACCGCGACCTGATCCGGCATAACGCGCTCCGATGCGTGTCGGCGTCGGGGTTCCGCCTCGACGCCGTTTCCGTTTCTAGTGACACCACCCCGGAACGCCCATGACCGCCGTAGGCCACAACGACACGCTCTGGACGAACCTTTCGGTCCTAGCGACCGGCGTCGCGCAAGACTTCGCCAACAAAGCGGCGATGACCGGGGCAGGCTATGACCTGACTTGGTACGATGACCTCGGCGTTGCGCTCGCCAGCCAGCCCACATGGGACATGGTGCGCAGCGAAACCAACGGCGACCATGAACTGAGCTATGCCGTTCCGCTTGGCTCCTATGCCATCCGCATGACGGTCCCAGCAACCGACTACGCCACCTTCGCCCTCTGGAACGGCATTGGTTACGCCTACGGCCTGGACGATATCGGCGGCTTCATCGCCACCAGCGGCAGCGTAGCGATCACGCCAACCACGACCTTTGACTCCGCCATCCTGTACGATGGCGACAGCTTCGACGTGACGGTGAGCATCACTGAGAGCGCACTGCTGACCATTGGCGCCGCTTCCCTGGCGGCCTGTGACACGAAGTTGGCCACCATCAAGTTGGATAGTGCGGAGAGCGGAGCGGCCCCCACCGTACCATCGACCGACCTGACGGTGACGATCCTGACCGATGCCAGCGGCGACCGCACCATCCGCATCACGAAGGACGTATTCCCAACGGCCATCGCGGTGATGAACAACACGCGCAGCACGGCATGCACTCTCCAGCTTTCGCTTGGCGAAGGCACCAAGGTCATCACCGCGGCAAGCGTGGCGATCACCGTCCTCTGGGGCACCCGGGATAACGCAGGCGTATGAGCGGCGGCGGAACAACTCTTGCAACGCCATCAGGCGGCTTCTCTCCATCCACGATGCTGGCACGCATCAAGACGGTGGACGGGACCGGCAGCGGGCTGGACGCGGACCTAGTGCGTGGCGTAACGCCATCGACCGCGGGTCTGTCGGTCTTGGCGCTGGCCTCCATTGCGCTTGGCGGGCTGATCCTCGGAAGCGGTGCGAACACGGTCGGGACGTTGGCCATAGGCTCGGCCTCGACCTTCCTCAAGAGCAACGGCACGACTGCCGCATGGTCCGCGCTTGACGCTGGCGACATCGGCACCGGCACGCTGGCGGCTGCGCGCGGCGGCACTGGGCTCGCCTCCTATGCCGTTGGCGACCTGATCTACGCCAGCGCTGGCACCACTCTGGCAAAGCTGGCCGGTGTGGCGACCGGCAATGCCCTTATCAGCGGCGGTGTTACGACTGCGCCAAGCTGGGGTAAGATCGACCTGACTGCGCATATCAGCGGCATCCTGCCATCGACGGCAGGCGGTACCGGCGTCAACAACGCGGGTACCATCACCAACGCGACGGCTACCACAATCACGGGCGGCGGAACGCTGGCCCTTGGCGGATTCACACTGACAGTTCCGGCAACGGGAACGGCTGGACTTTTGGCTGTTGCCAATACATGGACCGCGCTAAACACCTTCAGTAGCGCAAGCGGACTAAGCATCACCGGAGCAGGCGGTCTGTCAGTCACCACCGGAACTGCTTTCGTTGTCGGTGCAGGCGCTGGCGTAGTCATCGAAGCGGGCGCGAATGCCCGTGCGCTTTCCACCTATGTCAACGTCAATGCAGCCGCTGGCAACAACCGCGCCTTTACCTTCCAGACGGGTGGCAGTTTCCGCTGGCTCGTAACCTGCAACGGAACGGCAGAGAGCGGATCTAATGCCGGGTCAGACTTCGCCTGGAATGCGTATGACGATGCAGGTGGCTTCATTGATAGCCCACTGACCATGATTCGCGCCGCTGGTTCCGCAATGACCATCGTTCGCCCGCTGGCGCTATCAACGGCAAGCAACGGCCTGACCATCTCCAAGACCACCGGCACAACGCTGACCGTCAGCAGCACCAATGCCGCTGCCATTGCCTGCGCTGGCGGCATCACGACCGGATCGGCAACGCTACACACTACAAGCGCTGCGCTGACTAACGGGGCGGCGGCATCGCTCGGAACGCTGACGAATGCTCCAGCCGCTGGAAACCCGACGAAGTGGGTGCCGATCAACGACAACGGCACGACCCGTTTCATCCCCTGTTGGTAAGGAATAATTATGGCCAAGAAACTAGCACAACCTAATCCTGCCGCCATCTCCGGCACAGACGAACAGGCAGCCCACGCCGTGAAGTTCCTCGACGGACTTGCGGCTGACTACCTGCGCGACCTCGCTGCGCGTGGTCAGAATCAAACGGCACAGGCGATCTTGCCATCCGCCCAAGAGGCGACACGCACCCTCATGGCCTTCATCAAGGCGAAGGCGTAAGGATCGGCCATGACCGAAGACATCGACAGCGACCGTCACCGCAACGAGAAATAACATGGACCCCGCAACCGCCATCACCACAGCCGCAGCGACCTTCGAGCAATTGAATCGCGTCGGAGGCGTTGTCGCTGTCCTGCTTGGGCTTCTCATAGTGCTCGTGTCCGTGGTCATCATCCTCGGCATCAAGGTATTCCGCCATATCAGCAAGCGCTTGGGCGATGTGGAAGACAGTCGCGTTCACATCCTGACCACCTGTATCAGCGACAACACGCACCAAAGCAAGCGCGCCGCTGATACCAACATCGAGATTCTGTCGGCGCTACGCACCCGCCCATGCCTGATAGAGACTGGCGTTCATCGCACGCCGCTCCCGCAGAGGCACGTATGACCAAACGCACATTCGACCGCATCTGTTTTGCTATCGGCTCGCTCTTTGCCGCCGCCGCTCTGGCGTGCTTCCTGTTTGGCTGTGCTGACTCACGGGGGTCGAATCACGGCGAATCAAAAACCGGCGTCGGAGAGACGCTCGTTTCAATCGGGCTCTACTTCACATGGGCCGGATCGTTTGTCCTTGGACTCGGAGTCCTTGGTATCGTCGCCTGTTTCGTCATGCCAGCCCTTGTCGCCTTCCGTGAACTCCTTGGAGACATCGCCGTTATCGGCCTGGCTGCGGTCTTGCTGGGATCGTCTTTTATCTGGCTGGGCAACAACCCCTGGATACTTGCGGTTGCTGTTGGCCTTCTTGCTGCTTTCCTCCTGTACCGCTATTGGCCTCGCGTTGTTCGTATGGCACGACGCAAGAAGGCACAGGCTTTAGCATGAGTACCGCCAGCGACCTATTCGCCACCGGCTTCACGCTCCTGTCGGACGTGCACGGGCACTCTGTCAGCTACTGCGCAACCTACGGCGGCACCTATGTCGCGCTCCCCGGCTTCCTCCTGATCCAGCAACGCCCACCGCCCCATACACAGGACGATGCGCACGGCATCGAGGTGCAAGTGCTGGGCGCCGTGCTCAAGGGGCCACTTACCCCCGCAATGGTGGATGGCTACTTCATCAAGGACGTAGGCACGGGCACCATCTACTCCTGCCGTAAGCCCAAGTTTGAGGCTCAGCAGATCGCCAACCTGGAAGTAGCGCAGCCGCAGCAATTCGGCCCGGATCGTGATGGTGCCAAGTGACGCAGCATCTGACCACGCCAACGCCAGCCATCCAGGCCCTGGCAACCATGCTCGACCTGTGCGCATCCTACGCGATGGATACGTGGTACCCTGACGCGCCGTCCGGCACCTCGGGCACCTTCGGCATGATAAATCCCATTGATGAGCGCCGGTCCCGCTACGCCGATGGCATGACCTCCATTCCGTCCGGTTCCATCCTGCTGACGATCTACAAGGACGCGACTATCGGCGCCCTTGAGGTGCAGGCGCAGGCCGTGCAAAAGGAACTGACCACGCTGGCGACCGGCCTGCTCCTGCGCGGCGCAACCGTTGGCCGCTGTGCAGAGGCTGGCCCATCTCTCAACGCCGGAGGACACACCCGCAAGGCAATAGACATCACCATAGAATACGGCTTGAACGCCTAAGAGGACACCATGGCAGTCGGCATTATCAGCAGCCTCTCCCCGGCAAAGCTCAACACGACTGTTGTGGCCGTGAAGTCTGTCGGCCTGTCACCTGGCATCATCAGCGCGGCGGATCGTCACAGCGGCAACCTGTACGAGACGTTGGTGAAGACCTCGGGCGCAGAGCCACGCTTGACCCTGAACATGCCATTCAAGTCGGCCTATGACGTGATCGGCTTGGGCGTCCTCAAGCTGACGGCGTTCGAGTTCTATCTCGCCACCTTCACCGATTACGTTCGCGCGGCCACCAGCACGCACACCAAGTGGGCGCTCAGCAGTAGCGCAACCGCTGTGGCGATGATTACTGGATGGTCCGTGGATATGGATGGCGATCTCCTGGCCACCGTTGAAGTGGTGCCGCTGGCTGCCTCCGCTGCCGCTCACCCGCTGACCAAGAGCGACAACAATGCGCTGCCAACCCTGGCCAGCCAGCCGACCATGCACACCATGGGTCCGGTGTCGGTCAATGGCACGGTCATCAACGGCTTGCGCTCTGCCGGCGGCGAGCTCGGGCAGAATCTCCGCGTGATCCGTAGCGATGGCGACCGCTACCCGCGCAACGCTGGCTATCTTGGCGGTTCGCCCCGCATGACCGGCACGCATAGCGATCCCGTCACGCTGCCCAATACCATTGGCCTCTTTGGCCTGAACCTCACCAGCGGTGGATTTATCCAATACTTCCGCCAGTATGATGCAACCACTGGCGAAGTGACAGGCGATGCGGGCACGGGCATCAGCATCACGGCAGCCACCGGGCGCATTGAACCTGCGGACATCAATGCCGCCGATGGCGACCCCAACACCATCGGCATCCAGGTGATGGGCACGTCGTCCACGTCCACGTCCCCGTTTGTTGTGGGCACCGCCGCCACCGTTCCCACGACCTGAGAGCCCAATGCTCGTCTACAAGGACACGCTGGCCACCACCCGCCGCATTCCGCCGCCATGGCTGGAGGGCGCTGCCGATTTGATGGAAGCGCAGGATCGCCAGGGGCGCTATCGCTGGTGGGGCATCGGCAATGCGCACCTGGTTGGGGAGCGCGAGGATTGGCAAGATTTGGACAGTGGCTGGCAGGTAGCCGTGGCAGGGAAGATCGACCCCCGCCAGTTCCGCCGCGTCATGCGCTGGTGCCGCACCGTCCAGGTGAGGGACACGCTGGGACGGGAATGGACCGCTCCGGTTATCACCGATTCAAAGGGCAACCGGCTGATCTTGGTGGCCTACGGGGGCGACTTCCTGCCCGTGCTCAATCCCGCACAGGCCCGCGCATGGGATCTTGTCCAGGCTGCCCGCGCTCACTTCGCTGCCGTGCAATCAGTCGATGACGCGGAATTAGACATGCCGCTGTGCGCCCGCTGGGCTGCCGAATTGCTGGCGCTCACCCATCACATCAGCATGGGCACTATCGGGATGCTGCGCCTGATGGACGATGCGCTAGCCCTGGAAGTCCTGAGTGCCGCTGTGGGTGGCACGATCCGCGAAGGCTCGCCGCAATGACCGTCGTCTACGCTACCGGCAACGGAGCGATCCGCGCCCGCATTGAGGCGAGCGGGGCAGCGTTGGGATTGTTCCGCGCCAACGAGCGCAACAAGATCATCCGCGGTGCCCTGGAATGGGCGGGCAATATGTGGCTGGGCAAGTTCAAGCCGCTCCGGTTCACCGACTACGTGCAACGCGCACCATTCAGCTACCCGCGCCGTCCGGTCAAACTGGCGACGATGAAGCTGCGCACGGCCAAGGAGCCGCCTCTGTCCACGCTCTGGACCGGCATCAAGAACCGGGAGTTTGGCGGATGGGACCCATGGGGACCACAGCGAGTGCCGCCTATTCTGGAGAAGCAATTCCTATTCAAAGACCGAGCGAAATACACCTACAGCGTTGGGCTATTCAAAGGTCGCACGCACTGGCGCCTGCTCCATGAGGACATCCGCAAGTGGGCGAAGGATCGCACGCGCGAGTATGCCGCGAACCTGGCAGATGATGGTGTCATGCTGCCGCTAGTGATGGACGGCAAGCTCCGTGACGAGTACAGCAAGACCAGCCGCGCCACTGCCACGGCAACCGCCACCAAGGCACGCCTGACCATCACCATTCCCCGCGGCGACCGTCAGAACAAGTGGGCTGTTCGCATCCTCGGCATGCTCCCCGTCTGGGAGTTCAATGAGATCGTGAAATGGTTCGGCAGCGCGCTCCAGCAAGGACTGCAACGTGGCATCGCATCGCGCTTCGCCCAGAGTCCTGACGGCAGATCCGTAGGCGCAGGCGCACCGCGCAAGGTCGGCGCTGGTCGCCAGAGAGCGGCATAACCATGGCAGCCACCAGCAAAATCATCATTGACGCGGACAACGGGAAGGTTGACCAGGCGAACAAGAAGACACAAGAGGGCTTTGAGCGCACGGCCAAGAAGGCGAAGACCGTTGGTGAGGAAATCGGCAAGTGGGGCGGACAGCTTGCGGCCAAGACCGTTGGGCTGGGCGCCATCCTTCAGGCCATCCGTGCCATCGGACAGGAGGCGACCCGTCAGCGTGAGCAGGCGGTAACGGCCAGCAAGACCGTGGGCGGCGGAGCGCTTGGTCGTGCGGCATCCATCCGCGAGCTAGGACTTGGCGGCGGAGCAACCGGCGCCGCTGGCATCGAAAACATCTTTGCATCAGGTGGTGGCCGCGCCACGACCTCGGAGCAGGACGATGCCTTCCTTGCGGCGGCAGCGGCACAGCAGCGCTCTGCCAAGCAGAAGGCCAAGCCAGAGGACATCATGCGTGCCATCAGCCTGATGGGCTCTGGCGTCTTCTCGCAGGAGGAAGTGCTTGGCGGACTGGAGAAGGGCGACCTTGCAAACCTCATGGGGCAGGTTGGGGAGCGCACCAGCGCACTCCCACAGTCGGCCCGCACTGAGCTAGAGGTGCGCCGCTTTGAGCGTCAGCAAGCGGGCATGGCCGACGAGTCACGTCGTCAAAGCGGCGTCGTGTCACGCGTTCAAGAGGCGCGCATCATGGGGCGCGATGCCGGACTCAGCGGGGTGGCGCAGGGCATCAGCGAGCTAAATAAATCAGCCAACCCGTTTGCATTCGGCGGTGCGACTGAGAATGCAATCAATGGTGCCATGGGCCGCGACAGCGCCGTGCTCCAGCAGATCGCCAACAACACCAAGAACGTCCCTAAGCCAACGATGGCGACAACGCCGGAGAGTGGCCCATGACGGTCGGTAGCATCAACCAGGGCGGCGTGTCCATCCCATTCCTTGCCGTTCAAACAGCCTCGGGAATGATTGAGGATCAGACCTTGGCGCAGGCGGAAGAACTCATCACTCCCGGCATCAACGGGCGTCGGTGGCGTACCCTATTCTCGCAGTATCCCACATTTCAGATGGTGACTTTTAGCGAGGCTGCCACCTATGAGACGGGCGTTGCCATGAAGCGCGCGGCGGAAGGGCTGACGCAGAAGCTGGTCCGCCTCAATGCGACCATCGCCGCGGCAACCTACGCTTATGTGGATGTGCATGTGTCCGCCGCGCTGGCCATTGTCCATCCCGGTCCCATCGCAGGCGCAGGCGCGGGAAGCGGAGCGGCACACGTTGAGATCACCTGGCAGGTTGAGATGACGCGGGAAATACAGCAGTGAGCGTCACGATCCCGATGGCCAATCAGCGGTGGCCCAAGTTCCGCCTCCTGACGCGCCCAACGTGGGGCGGCACGAGCACAAGCGGCGGTGGCTGGGCCATGGAAGTGATGCAGACACCTAATCCGCTGGTGTCCGGTTTCATCTTGCTTCATTACACGCGCTGCCTGTTGCCGCAGATCGGCAATGCTGAGTTTATTTTCCGCTTCGGCATGTTTGGTGACAACCTGGTGGGCGCCAGCACAGCAAGCAAGGCGCGCATGCGTCAGGGCGAGGCGTGGGACCCAACCGTGGACTCGCTAACCATCCCCGACCTGACCGGCCAAGAGATCCGCATACAGGCCGCCTATCCTGACGAGGAGGGCGTGGTCGCTGATGCCGATTGGGCAACCGTCTGGTGGGGCACCTGTGAGTACCAAGTGGACGAAGGATGGGGGGCGGCAACGCTGCCAAGTGGTGAGCGGCGCTATGTCTGTGCCGACGCCTTCGCACGTACACGCCGCTGGTTCATGGATAAGCACGGCTTCATCAGCAGCGCAGGCACCATCGCCCCAGCCGCCGGCCATCCCGGCTACAACGTCAGCAAGCAGTCACCCTCACAGGTGGCAGGCAATCGCGACAGCACCAGCACATTTTGGGACCCCAATGGCGACGGCGTAGACGCCCGCAAGTTCACGCTGCCAGGTGCGGGCGATACGTGGACCGACGCGCATGCCATTGATGAGGCGCTGTCCGCCCATCGTCCCATCAATCAGCCCTGGTGGGTTCTGGTAGGCGCTACGGACATGTTGGATACGTCAAGCCCCTGGCCAGTGCAGGAGGGCGATACTGTCTTCGATGTGGTGTCCCGTATCTGCAACCGCGCTCGTGGGCGTGGCGCCTGTCTGCCATCGTGGACCGAGGGGCTACCAACGACCGAACTGGCCTGCACACTGACCATCTTTGCGCAGACCTATAGCGACATCAGCTACACTGACCCCGCCGCCAGCGTGGTCACGGTAAACGGCGCCAATACCAACGGCACGGCAATCAACGTGGACGTGATCGGGGACCATCGCTTCCTTCCCGAATCGCTGAACCTTGGCGATCCGGAACAATACCGCGTCGATTACTTGGTGAGCCAAGGCGAACGCATCGAAACGCTGGGCACGGTAGAGCACACGCTCACGCTAGAAAAGGGATGGGACAGCGGCGAGCAAACCGCATTCCTGGCCCTCACCGCCCCCAAGCGAGTCAGCGAACGCTGGCGCCCCGTCTACCAATTGCACCGCCTCAAGCGCGGCTTCCAGATGAACCTCGGCAATGGCAACGGCGCCAGCCAAGCGACCGCGGACTATCGTTGCACTGATGCTGGAGTCGTGACCACCGACCTGCAATCCAACTCCATCGGCAACAGCGCCCCATCCATGATCGAGGTGATGGACGACCTGCCGCTGTATGAGGGCTATGATTATTCCAGCACGCCCGTGCGGTACGATGGGCAGACGGACGCAGCTTTCTCCGGTACGCCGGTCCGTCGCCCGCCACTCCTGCTCATCCGCACATCGAGCACCGGCAATGGCACCTTCATGCGGCACAGCGCGCTGGACTTTCACGTCCACTACAAGGTCATGCCGGACGGCTTCCTGCTCTCGTGTTCACAGGACAAGGAGGACCAGGAACTAGGCACGCGCTTGCTGGGCGATACCGCCGTGTCCGGCCTCGCCAGTCGCGCCACCTACGACAAGATCGTGATGACCCTCGGCTTCCGCCTGCCGCATCATGTCCGCATGGCGACCGGCGACCCCAACGGCAAGCGCCGGCTGGTCATCAACCACCCGGACATCCATCTGTGGCTGGCCGCTCCGACCTCCATTTGGAACCTGGACGACACGGCGCCGACGACTGGCGGCACCTTTGCCCCGGTCTACCCCGCGCTGCGTACCGCAGGCGGCACGACCCCCGGCATCCTGCGGGATGACCGCTCTGCCCTTGCGCGCCTTCATGCCATGGCCGTTGCGTGGTATCGCCCCAACCTGCCAGGCGCCCCGGCTGCCATCGTCCGCAATGCCTCCTGGTCGCTGCGCTGCTGTGGCGACATCCCGTCCAGCACGGACTATGACGGCGGCGGCGTGGTCTATCCGACGTGCGGCAAGGTCGTGCGCTACCTGTACGCCAATGGACAGCAGATCGAACTGAATACCGTGGTGTCGTCCATTGCCTACGACAACACCAACGGCACCTGGACCGTTACCACTGACTGGCAAGACCTGGACTTCTCAAGTGGCCGATAAGTTCAAACAGCTACAGGACCAAGTGGAAATGCTCCGGCGCAGGCTGGAACAACGCCCAGTTCTGTCATCGCCCAAGGCCCCCGTGGCACGGCGCATCTTCATCGACCAGGGCAATACGCTGGACACCGGACAGCTTGGTATCAAGTGGGCAAGCTCGCAGATTGATGAAGTGCCATCGGCCTACGATCCGAACAGTGGCACCAGCTTTATGGATGGCATCGGGCGCGGACAACTGGAGATCAATGGCATCCTACAGTCCGGCTATGTGCTGGTGGTGAATGACACACGATCCGGGTTTGGTCATGCGCTCCTAGGAGAGAACGGAGAGGAGGACGGACCAGACAAGCCGTGGGCATTCTCGCAAGTGTTCATCGCTGTGGCGGCATCAAGTGACTTTGTGCCCTGTTGGATCGTGGGATGACGGTCGATTACAATTACAACCAGCGGGCGGGAATCAATCCGCTGGCGGTGAATAACCTTGACACCGATACGCGGCGCGTGTGGGGCGTTGGCGTACCGGGATCGTTGCGCCCACGGCAGGCAGTTAGCTCCGGCCCCTTCGATTCCGTGCCGATCCTGACGCGCGTGGATGAGCCGCCGTGGTCGGTTGATGATCAAGGTATTCCCATTGACCAGGCCAACGTGTGGGCAGTGCGTACCCGTGCCATGTCGATAGGCGGGACGAGCGGGGAGATTGATTGGTACACGCACGTACCGCGCACGCTGGACGCAGCCTACACGCCACGCGGGCGCAGCCATCTCAAGTCGCACGTCTACGACCACCTTGGGGAAGATCCGTTTCAGGGAGTGATTGAGTTTATCAGCGGCACGCCAACCATCCGCCCGGTCCATTGGCGCACGGCGACCGGACAGTATCCGACCAACATGGCGGGCGATGGCTACCTGTGGGTGCCAATGAACCTGAACCAACAGACCACGAGCGAGCTAACCATGTCGGGAACCGGCGTGTGGTATTCGTCGGGCGGCGTGTCGTACTTCAAGAAGTCCATGGCGCTGCCACACGTTGGGTTCCGTGGGGCGCGGTTGATATTCAGCACGGCAACGGCGATGACGCTTTACTTCGGCTATACCAATCCGGCAGCGGGTGCGCCATCGGTCATTGCGGATATCACCAACCTGTGGACGCAGGCGTACGGGGCGGGGGCGTCGGTCGATACGATCATCACGTTGCCGTATGCGGCGAGTCCGGGGACGCGGATGACGTATCATCTTTATGCAAGCCGGTCGCCTACGGGCGGGACGGTATCGGCAACGTGGAGGCTGGGGCCGCGGCATGATTGCCCACTCTGGTATTTCGCCAGCACGCGCAACCGAGTCGCCCCCGGAGGGACGATCACCTGATGTCGCTGGGTTCCCACCGCTCGCCGTATTTCTCCAATAACTTATAGAGCGTCGTCCGATCAATCCCCAGCAACTCCGCCGCCTTGGTCATATTCCCGCGCGTATGTCCTAGCGCACGGCGAATCATGCGCCTGCGCATGCGGTCAAGATTGAAGTCCGGCGCGTCCTCAGTGGCGATCTCCGGCGATGGTTCCAGCTGGCGAGCAACCATGACCGGCTCGTGGCGTCCCTGATAGTTCACCGTCCGCTCAGCCTTCACCCAGTTGTGAACCGTGCCATGATGGACGCCCAATAGCTGAGCAATAGCGGAAACGTTCCCGCGCGTCCGTTCGCTGGCTGTTTCTAATAGCCAGTCCAGGTGCTCACGGACTAGGAGGGATGAGGGGCGGGGCATGGTCATGCTGGCTGCTCCTTCTTCGCTTTCTTGAGCGCCAGATAGCGACCATACGCCTCCGACTTCGGCTGTGTCAGTCCAAGGCCCTTGCACCACCAGTCGTTCCTGAGCAGGCACTTGCACAGCCTGCGCCAGCTTGGCGCCCATTTCTTATTCTCCAAATCGCGCGGAGCCTCATCGGGAATGGATGGATACCCACGCCCCTTCCATCTCGCCATCCAATCGGTGAACGTCTCGCGGTAATGGTCCTGCGTGATCTTCGGCATCGTGCTGAGCAACAGGTTGCAATACGACTTCCAGGTATGTCCCGCTGGCTTGGTGATGCGATTATATCCGTTGATATTGCCGGTCTCCTGGATGTAGAGGCTGCCGCTATTGGCGCCCTGGACGCGATTCACTACGGATCCCCACGTCTCCGGCTCGATGATGTGATAGAGCCACAGCCCGCGGCGCTGATCGTCCCCGTAGGGCTGGCACAGGCGCATCTGATGAATGGACAGGCCAGCCATGTGCATCATGTCATAGACGTTGTTGTGGGGCAGATCGCGGTACACCGCATGGAACTTCCAAAGGTCCTGCGTCTTCCAGTCGTAGAGCGGGTAGATGTTGTAGGTATGCTCGCAGACCTTGGTGGTCCAGCGCTTGCCGTTATGCATCTCCTTGTCGGCTGATGCCACGGTACGAAAGCGGTTCAGGCTCTCATCGGCGCGGATGCCAACCAGCCCAGCCACGTCTTTGCCCTGGCCGTACCATTCACCGAATAGCACCATGAACTCCTCGAACTCCATCTTGTCCTGGAAGAATGGGAAGAATGCGCTGTCGGTGATAATGCCCTTGCGCTTGGGCGGATGGCGAACCCAGATGTCCTTGGCGGCCTGGTCCCAGCAACACCAGCGAGGCTCAAAGCTGGACACGGCATTGCGCAGGAGCATCGGCAGGCACGCCCAATGCAGGTCGATAATGTCGGCATAGTGGTCGCACATCTCCTCCATGTGTGCGATGGTGCGCTTGTACTGCGCCTCTAGGTCGATGATGAGGACACCAAACTTGCGGCCTCGCTTGATCGCCTCCTGCGCCGTGACGTGGAACATCACGCTGGAGTCCTTGCCCCCGGAGAAGGAAATGTAAACGCGCTCGAAATTGTCGAACGCATAGTTGACCCGCTCGCGAGCAGCGGTTAGCACATCAGTCTCGGTGTATCGCTTGAGGGTGGACATTAGTATAGCTCCGCTTCCAGCTTCGAGCGTGCGCCGCTCATGGTGACGGTAGGGCGATCATTGGCGACCAGCCAGCGGTTCAATGCATCCAGCGCCAGCTCATCCGCCCGCTTCTGTTGCGCCTCGGTGAGCAGGTTGTAGCCGCCGCGATAGCCGGACGGGATGCGGTGCGCCCTGGCCAATGCCGCCTGTCCCAGCCACGCTATGCGGTTCATCTTCTCGTTTGTCAGGTAGTGCTCACAGGAATGTTTCCACTCGGCGACGACCTGTCCCAGCGTGGTGGCGAATGCCGTCTCATCCGACAGGAGCAGCCGATACCGTTCCTCCGCCTCCTCCGTGGTCATTCCGTCCGGTGCCGTGGTGCCGTAGAAGTTGAACGCATGGCACTCCCACTTGTCGAACGTATGCAGGATGCGTCCCTCCTCCGCCTCTCCGATGGCCTCAATGTCATCCTCATCCAGATCGGTGTATGCCACATCACCACCGACCTCCCATGACTTGCTGAACTCGTGATCCTTGAACACATCGGCAAGGCCTGACACCTGGCAGAGACGCAGCACTTCATCTGGGTCCATGCCCAACTCCCTGCCGATCTTGTCATCTGACCAGTTGCGCTTCTTCAATTCGATCACGATCTCCGACATGCTCTCGACCTTGTGCTTGCCACGGGCGCGGTTGTGGCGGATCGTGGAGGCAATGCGGTCATTGCGGTCGGCGCGGTCATTGTTGATGATGGCCAATGGCAGATGGGAATGCACGCGCGCTTTGACGGTATCGGACTCACGGCCCACACGATGACGATGGAAGCCGTCAACCACGGTGTACTTGCCCTCATTGGACCAAGCCACGATGGGCTGGGTGTAGCCATCCTCCGTGATGGAGTGCTCCAGCAGCTTCATCTCAGGTGGCGCAACGCTGTTGGGGTTGTAGTCGTTGGCCTCCACGGATGCGAACGGCACCCACTGGACGCAGTCCACCGGCTCAGAGCGGAAGGGGCTGCACTTGGACAACTCCAATCGCACGGCGTTGATGGCCTGGATGCGCTCAGCCATTGGCAGCGTTGCCAGTGCGCCGAATAGGAAGGCGCAGGATTCGACGACATCAGCGATGACCTCTTGCTCACTCATGGATTCCCCTTGTGCGCTGCGGTCTAGCGCAAGATGCGCCGCTTGTCAAATCAATATCTTGCGCTAGCTTCCTGCCCATGACCAATGCACACGCAAGCCACATGGCATCCCTCCGCTGGAAGGATACCACCCCGGAACAACGCAGCGCACACGCCAAAAAGATGGTAAATGCCAGGGAAAAGCGCAGAAAAGAGAAGGCCAAAAAGAAATAGCTTGCAACCATCTTGCGCATGATAGCGTCACGGGCATAGGAGCTACCATGCCACATAGCCTGCAAATCAAACCTCTGCTCACCCTCCTCGCCACCATCATCCTCGCCGTCCTGGTGTCGGGATGCGGGGAAATAACGCGTAGCGAATACGATAACGCCCGCAGCGATTACGATTCGTTCGTTGCCGAGTGGCAGTTGCCAAACGGCGACACTCGCGTGGTTCATCACGGACTGGACCCGCGCATGGACTTCGCCGGGAACTACACCTGCGCCACTGGCATCAGGGTTGCCACCTTCCGCAACGGCGTGCTGATTGGGCGCTACTTCCAGAAGGACCAGCCCGCGCAGTTCATTGCGCTGGATATGGCGAAGGGGATGGGCAAGTGAGCCGCCGCGCCTTTTCTCTTGTGGAGCTGGCTATTTGCGTGGCCATCATCCTCATTGTCGCCGCGATTGCCATTCCGGTAATCATGGCCGACCGGAAAACGGATCAGGTCGCACCGCTCAAGGCGCAAACCGCGCCGGGCAGGTTCACGGTCGAGGCGCATGGCGCATTCGCATGCAGCGAACCAGACCGCGAGAGCAAGCGGGCCATCTACATCATCACCGACACGGAAACCGGCGAGCGATACCTTGCGGCTCAGGGATGTGGAACAACTCAGCTTGTCACTGAGCGGCACGGCAAAACCAACGTGAAGGTTGAGCGATGATCCTCAAGCCGTCGCTTGTTTCCCTCCGCGCCTTAGTCCCCCGCCGCATCGTGCGCCGTCGCCTGCCTCTCCCAGTCGGTGTCCAATTACACGGCTGGACAATCTGCGCATACCTCCGCCCGACGTTTATCAAAGCGTTCGGGCCGGTCATTCACTCGAAAGGATCGCTGTGAATACTTTGGACGACAACCCCGAAGCTCTGGCCGCAGCCACCCGCGCCCTCATGCGCCGTCGCGCATTCAAGCGCGCCCACGATGCCGCGGAACTGGAGCCAATCACCTTCGCTCCCGTCATGGAATGCCGGTCCTGCCAAGATCCGCTCTACGAAAGCAACCGCTCCTGTGTCCCCGGCACTTGCCAGGAATGCCTTGAGCAATCCATCGCCCTCCGCTCTCAGCAGATTGCCGAGGCACAGCGCGCTGCCGCCACCGCCAAATCCACCAAGTCCTTCCCGTACTGGGTGGGAATGGTTGCGGTGACGGGGGTGGTGCTGGGGGCGGGGGCATGGTATTTGCCGCGCCTTGTGGGCTGGCTGATCTTCCGACTGGCAGGAGGCTAACATGGACGGCGAATTATACTGGATGCCCTGCGACTTCACGACCGAGGAATGGTCGGAGAATCCCGTCGATACCATTGAGAAGGCTGCGCGCCTGCTCATGGAGACATCGCCCGTCGATAATGACGGATCGTGGCACGCATGGGACGAACTACAAAAGGACGGCTTCTGCTGGATTCGCGTGCGTGGGTGGATCAAAACCAAGGAGTTGATCACCGAGGAGTCCGAGAAGTTTGAGGACTACGAACCCGGCCAAGAGTGGTTCAAGAAGACGGATGTCGTCTCGTCCGTTCGCATTGACCTCAAGTACGACGTTCGTCCTCCGGTCAGAGCATGATCCTTCGCCCCCTCCTCATCACCCTCCTCGCACTGGCAGCCCATGTCCCACAAGCACCGGCCTCGGAAATCACGCTGTCAATCGACCACATCACGGCAGCAGTCTGTGCCGTTGAAACCGGGACGACGTGGGTATCTCCTGGCAGAGTGCTGGGTTCGTATAACAGAGGAACGGACGGGGAAGCCGGTCCCTGGCAAATCACCGGGGGTGTACTTAGCGGACTTCAGATTACCCGCAGCACCGGGTCCATTCACGGTGACGTTCGGGCATGTGAGCGGGCTTTCCGTGATTGGTACGCTCACCTCTTGGCGGTCACCGGTAGCCACGCAGAAGCGCTTGCGGCGTACCACCGTGGCCTCAAGGGCAGGAACAAGAAGTCGGCCAAAGAGTACGCCCAGCGTTGCCTCAACCTCGCCGAATCCCTATCCCACCAACCCCATCAGCAAACGGAGTGACGATATGCCGAAGCGCCGCGCAATAGACTTTACCTGCAACTGCTCCATTGAGGTGTGCCAGTCGCTGGCAACTGGTCGCTACTGGGCGCAGATCAATGATGAGCAGGGCCTCGCATGGCAGATGCAGGGCGACACCGATTGCCGCTCTGAGGCATTCGACCTCGCCTGCAATCGCCTAGATGCGCTGGCCGAGGCGTATGTGTCGGAGGGCGAACAGGAACCCGAGGACGATGGCGCAGGAATCAGCGAGCAACAACACTGCCAGCGGAATGGTGTGCCGTGGTGCCAGAGGCCGTAATGCCAATTCCTCCCGACCTTCCGCCTGAGTGGCACGCATTCTTTTGCTGGGCGACCAAACACATTCAAGCCTGACCAGCTTTATAACACGGTCACGAGGAATCATGTCACGAGCACTCAAGGGTCACGACCCTAAAACTATCACCCCATCCAAGCCGAAGGTCCTTATCTTCGGAGCGCCTGGCGTTGGGAAAACCTGGACCAGCCTGGAGTTTCCCAGTGTCTACTACATTGATACCGAAGGTGGCGCAGACCTTGCCCACTATGCCGCGAAGCTCAAGGCTAGCGGTGCTGCGTATATGGGTCCTGACGATGGCGCTAACGACTTCAAGTCAGTCATTGAAGAAGTCCAGACGCTTGCCACGACCGACCACCCATACAAGACGCTTGTGATCGACAGCTTCTCAAAGCTGTTCAACACACAGATCGCTCTCACCGCCGAAGCCATGGAGAAGGCACGCCTTGAGGACGCCTTCGGTGCAAGCAAGAAGCCAGCTGTCGGCCTGACCCGCCGCCTCATCGCATGGCTGGATAAGCTGGACATGAATGTGATTCTGATTTGTCACGAGCGCGTGCAGTGGAGCGGCGGCAAGGAAGTGGGCATCACGTTCGACGGCTATGACAAGCTTATGTACGAACTGCATCTGGCCATGCACATCACGAAGACGGGCGGAACCCGTAAGGCCAAGGTGGTCAAGTCTCGCCTTGAGGCGTTCCCAGATGCGGAATCGTTCGACTGGAGCTATGCCGCTTTTGCGGATCGCTATGGCAAATCTGTGATGGAAGCCGCCGCCAAGAAGGTGGAGATGGCCAACGAAGCACAGGTCAAGGAATATGAGTCCTTGCTGGAAGCCGTGAAGGTGCCAGCCGAAGCCATCGAAAAGTGGAATGCCGCCTGCCCTGATGTGAAGGAACTGGAATCCTCCATGATGGTCAAGCGCATTGCCTACCTGCGTTCACTCCTTCCCAAATAACAATGCCGGTCTTTGACCCGGACTTACCTCAGGAACATCACATGAAGTTTACCCCTAAAACCGAAGAAGACCTCAAGCGCGAAACCCTGCTGGAAGCCGGGACGTATGACTTTGAGGTGATGAGCGCCGAGGAGGCGGTCAGCAAGAGCGGCAATGATATGATTGCCCTCAAGCTGCGCATCTTCAGCGATCGTGGCGAGCGCTCAATCCGTGACTGGCTGATGCCAAGCATGGGCTTCAAGCTCAAGCACTTTGCGGACACTACCGGCATGAAGGCAGCCTATGACGCTGGCACGTTCAATGCCGAGGATTGCAAGGGCCGCACTGGTCGCGTGATCCTGCGCATTCAAGACAGCGAGCAGTACGGGCCACAGAATAGCGTCAAGGACTACGAGAAGAACAAGGCCCCGGCTGAGTCGCCTGTTGTGGTTGCGCCAGCCAAGAAGATCCCGGCCCCATCGGACGAGACGATTCCATTTTAGGCCGAAACTCCCACACCGGGAGTCGAACCGTTACGCGGTTCCTGATGATGGCCCCTTCCCCCGCCAACGAAAGAAACCAGATGCCAGCCGATCCCAAGGCAATCACCCACACCATAACCAAGGCGGACAAGTGATCACGCTGTCGCTCCCCTGGCCTCCGTCCGTGAACGGCCTCTACGCTACGAACTTCAAGACCAAGCGGCGATTCACCACCGCCAAGGGCAATTCCTTCCTGCTGGACGTGAACCGCATTTGCTGTCGCGTGGCCAAGGGGCTACCAATCCTGACCGGACGCCTTGGCTATCGCATCTCGCTCTATCCGCCAGATCGCCGCAAGCGTGACATCTCCAACGTCATCAAGTCCATTGAGGACGCGATGACCAAGTGCGGCATCTGGAAGGACGACTCACAGGTTGATGATCTGCGGGTTGTTCGCATGGGACCCGTCGCTGGCGGTAAATCGGAAATCACCATCTGGGACCTCGGATCGGAGTGCGCACCATGAACAATCCCACCCCAAGCACGAGCGAGGCGAAGGCCCTGCCCAATGACGAGCGCCTAGTTCTGGCGTTGCTGGAACTGAACACTCTACGGGAGCGGGTGATTGGGCTGGAGAAAGAGCGCGATTTCGCCGTCTCTCAGCGTGAATCGGCATTCATCGCGGAAGATCATACCAATGGCGAATGCTCTGAGCTTATGGCAGAACGGGATGACGCGAATGCCGAGCGAGATGCCGCCTTGCGCACCGCAGAGGAAGCCACTGCCGCCATGATGACCATGCGGGACACCGTACTGGCAGAAGTCACCGAGCGCCGCGACTGGTTCTTCGCCCGCTGGCAGGAATCAAAGAACGCCGGATATGTGGAACTGGCCGACAAGATCCACTGGAAGAACGAAGCCGAGAAGCTGGCCAAGGACAGCTACGCCAACAAGTCGCGGGCGCTTGATGCCGAGGAGGTTCATGCGGAGTTCTGTGCCTTGCTTGCTGATGTGCTGCATTTGCCAGCCGATGCGACGGCAAGCCAGATATTGCAGGGTGCGATCGACATGATTTCGCAAGCCAGAACAATCAAGGCGGACCACGGGATGATGCGCGCCGCACTTGAGGCTGCCGGGTTGGGTGGGGAGAAGGAAGACATCTGGATGATCGTATTTGAGGACGCCTCAGTGCCACCCAGAACGATCATCGGGGAGGCCATTGCTCGTCAGTATTACGCAGAGCGGTCGATCCACTGGAACTGTCACCTGTTCCGCTTGGTTCACAGCAATTGCACCGACCCCTCGCTTCCCAAAGGACCAACCCCATGAGCACAATAGATTCCCTGCGCGCTCTGCTGGAGAAGGCGACAAAAGCGCCCCTGGCTACCGCTGACTCCGTGAACAACGGCTTGGTCTACATCGTTCAGGCGAACGGCTCCCTATCTGAATCAGTGGCATTGTGCAGCACGGAGGAAGATGCGGCCCTATTTGTCGCCCTCCGCAACAACATCGAAGCCCTCCTAGCGGTTGCCTCTGCCGCTCAGGCACTACGGCGCGTTGAGGATATGATCGACCTGTATATTGAGTGCGGACCAATCGAAGTTGGCATGGGCGAGATGCATGGGGCCAGAATCAAGGCGAACGATGGCCTATCTGCTGCCCTCGCTAAACTGGAGGGGATGTGAGATCGCTCCTCTTGTCTGCTCTCGCCCTACTCCCCGGCTGCAAGCTGTCCGTGGTGTTCACCTCCGATCCACAGGCATCATCACCACAGGTCGAGGCTACCGGCCCCGTTGTCGAGCGCAGTCGCACCTACGGCCCGGTACCGAATGGTTGGGCGCAGTACGGGACTGATCCTCAGAGCGGGATGAAACTGGTTGAGCGGGTGCGGCAGTGAACCTCCCACCCTCCGTCCTGACCAAGCTGAGCACCATCGGCCTAACCGCTGGCGCATGTGCCGAAGCGATGGGTATAGGAGTGCGTGAGGCCGGACGGCAACTCAGGGCGGCGGGTGCGGTCAATCGGTCGGGAAGGTTCTTCTCGTCAGGCATCACTCGCCCACCGTGGACAGGAGGGAATTGCCGATGATCGACCACTCCTGGCGTATCCGCGCCCTCCTAGTCGAACAGACCCAACTCCGTGAGTTCATCAAGCTGGCCGACTGTCAGCCCGACGGCGCTACCATCCATGATGTGCTGGACGTGTTCCATGAGGCTGGGCTGGTACGGGCGGGAACGTGGTGGACGCCAGGCAGCGGAACCTACCAATGGCTCTGTCTCCACCTTCATGGGGAGATCGTGGCTTAGAATCGATCCTAGCGCCACTAAACGACAAGACCACGGGGTTCAATCCACCGTGGTCCGTCAGGCTTAGCCGGTAGCCAACCGGCATTGGCGCACTACGTACACGGGTGACAGCGTTTGTCAACGAAAAGACCCAGCCGCTAAGCCGGGTCAATCGTGCGTTCGTGTGGCCCAAGGATTCCAAGGTCCGAATTGTCGGCCACCGCCTTGCCTTCACCGGCTCCAGGAGTTTATCCCCAGAACGCATCAACCTCGGCTGGGCTGATCGGCTTCGTCCCATGCGCCCTGTAGGTTCGGGTCACTGCACCGCTTGAGTATCGTACGCCGGATGTGAACCCGGCACGCATGCAATGGGATTGACCGCTTTCCTACCACCCCATTCCCACAGCACAAGCCCTGTCAGCGGGGATCAGCCTCCGATGCCGGCATCATCCGCTACCTCATCGGCAGGCTGATCGTCGCTCCATGCGCCATCCAATGTGTCGCGGCGAGGCATGGCATCGTCCAGCGTGATAACGTTATGCGGATCTGGATGCGCCCAGCCTCGCTTGAGCGCCCATGCGTCGGCACACTGCAGGACGACCAGCTTCATCCCACCCACCCTATCCGTGGGCGAGGCGGGGCAAGGGGCGGGGTCGTCGACCAACGTAAGTGGCAGTCGATGAACTGGCTTATACAGGATTCGGACAAGAAAGCGGCGGATTGGTCGACCACACCTATCCCCGCGTTCGGCACTCGCTTGACGTGGGACTTACTTGCTTATCGTTGCGCCCGTTGGCATCAGCGGGTAGCACCGTCGCCAGACCTATGACCAGAACTCGCTCAACAACCTAAGATTCCCACTGCCGGTCATGAGTTCGCCGGGTGCTACCAGTGGGTTTCTTAGGTTGCTGTGTTTCTGGGTGCTTATGATCGCTGCGCTATTCGTCCAAGAAAATGGCTGTTACTACGGCATCGATGGAGTGGACCCCTGGCCGGAGTCGCGGGATGCCAGGAAGTATATCGGTCCGCATCCCGTTGTGGCGCATCCGCCCTGTCAGCTGTGGGGCCGCTTCGCTCGCGTGAATTACAAGCGCTGGCCCAAGGAGAAGAATCGCCCTGGAAACGACGGCGGATGTTTCGCGTCCGCATTGGCCAGTGTGCGCAAGTGGGGCGGAGTGCTGGAGCATCCCGCCGACACCTATGCGTGGGCGCATCACGGGCTGACAAAGCCAATGGGGATTGGCTGGCAGATCCACGACTGGACTGGCCCTGGTGATGCCTGCGAGTACGCCTGTGAGGTATGGCAATCAGCCTACGGCCATAAGGCCCGCAAGCGCACATGGCTGTTCTATTGTGGCTCTGGCTCACCGCCCGAACTGCGCTGGGATCGCAAGCCGGGGACGCACTGGATTGGGCACTACGACCGAAAGGCTCCCGGCAACTACAAGCCAGGGCTGACCGCTAAGGAAGCCAGCGCAACTCCGATCGAGTTCCGTGACGCGCTCCTAAGCATGGTGTGGCGCTCCCAATGAAGGTCTACATCGTTATAGGCGTTACAGAGAACGGCAACTATGGCTCGGACTACGAAGAGGTTATTTGCGTCTGTGCGACCAAGGAAAGCGCGGCGTGGGCGGCTTCCAGTGCGAAAGAGCCTGGTCGGAGTAGCTACATCAGTTGCCACATCGATGAGCACGAGGTTATGCCATGAGATACCCAAAGATTCGCGAACAAGAAGACGGCTGGTCCGTCTGGATTCAACCGCGCATGGCGGGCTATCGCATGGACTGCTGTGATTGCGGATTGGTCCATGAGATGGTGTTCCGTGTCGTGAAGTGGGGGCGTGGACACAAGGTCCAGTTCGCTGCCCGTAGACACAAGAGAGCGACAGCAGCCTGTCGTAGAGGAAGAAAGAAATCAAAAGCATAGACCCTACCTTAGCCCCTTGAGTGTGGCGGATGGGCAGCAGTCACGGCGATGCGCGAGCCTCGAAGGGCAATGCGCACAAACCAGGGTCGCTGATGGTGAATCTACAAGGCGCGGGGCTGATTCATTCCGGCTTAGTCGGAGAGAGCCAGCTAAATACCAAGTAGGGGACGCTATCAGCCGCATTGCCGTGGATGCTGAGTTGTGACGTTGAACATCCTGCGGGCCTCTCGAAAGGGTTCCGCTTCGCACTTCGCCTCCTGCCAAACTCCCAGCCCCGCGTGGCTCTCTCTGGCACCGAAGCTCGCAGGATTACAACTGAGATAGGGTATAGATACTTGCTCCCTCAGCCAAAAGGCGATACGGGAGTAAAGGTGGCGGCGCTTTGGATGGAGGTATTTTACTGATGAGGGAATGGTGACGCGGATTGGCAGTTGACTCAACGGAATAAATGGAAATAAAATACCTCCATGAGCACCTACAAACTATCCAGAGCGCCTCTGCCAAAGATCAAGGCCGGACGCAAGCCCATCTACCCGTTCCAGTCAATGCGCATGGGGGAGATGTTTGAGGTGCCGCTAGACAAGCACGACAGCATTCGCTCATCCATCCTGTACTGGGGACGCAAGCTCGGATTCAAGTTCTCACTGCGCTCAACTGGACCATCAACCATTGGCGTGTGGCGGGTCAAGTGATCCCGTTCTCGGAGACACCATTCCACCCCGAATACAAGCAGTTGGCTGCCATCGTCGGCAAGGGCAAGCTCCGCCATGACCTGTGGGACGCATGGGCGCGCGTGGTTGACCTGCATGGCTGGCGTCGCGTTCTGAAAGCGGCTGATGCGCTGGAGCCCGATGCGCGGTGGAGTGGACAAGTGGAAACGCTCTGCCGCCAGTACGCCAAGGACGAACAAGACGCCACCCTCACACCCCCACCTCCCCGCCCTCCACCATCCCCAAAGGCGGCGAAGGAGGCAGGTTTACTTTTCTCACAGATTTTACGCAGTAAGGGGCTGAGGCCATGAGCACGCGCAAGAGCGTAGACATCAGCTTCTTTCGTTCTGCCATTGAGGACAGCCAGCGCCGCGAGCGTGACCGGCTGAACGATGGACGCACACATTTCTGCCCGCTCTGCAAGTGCGAGGTGGATAAGTCTCGCGGATGCCATTCGCAGGGCGTCTGGTACTGCAACGATGCGTGCGCCATGACGTGGCAGGGTGAGGCATGAACTGCTTTCATCCAGTCGCCATCTGCTTGTACCTGCTGGCTGGTGAGATCGCTTTCGCCATCTTTCTATGGTTGCGGCCATGACCGAGAACAAGCCAGGAACGGAGGGGAAGGTGCTCAGGGTCTTGGCGGCTTGCGAATACTCGGGGCGAGTCCGCGAAGCATTTCGCGCCAAGGGCCATGATGCCTGGTCCTGCGACCTGTTGCCCAGCGAGGACAATAGCCCGTATCACATCCAAGGCGATTGCTGGTCCGTCATCTCCGGTAGCTCATGGGGTATGGTGATCGCGTTTCCACCATGTACCGACCTGTGCAACAGCGGCTCGCGTTGGTGGCCAGAGAAGCGGGCCAACGGAAGTCAGCGGAAGTCGATAGAGTTCTTCCTGAAGTTCACTGCCATGGACTTGCCATGGGCCATCGAAAATCCCATTGGCATCATGTCCACCCATTACCGCAAGCCGGATCAGATCATTCAGCCGTGGCAATTCGGTCACGGTGAAACCAAGGCGACCTGTCTGTGGTTGCATAACCTGCCCAAGCTGGTGCCGACGAATATCGTTGAGGGACGCGATCCGCGTGTGCACTTCATGCCGCCTGGAAAGGATCGGTGGAAGGATCGGAGCAGGACCTATCAGGGAATTGCGGATGCGATGGCAGATCAATGGTCCTAACCCTTCCCCCTTAGCACAGGCGGGAATCCCCTCGGACGGGTTTGGGGTTGACTTCATGAACGTTCATGCTAACCAGTAGGGCAAGGAGATAGTCATGGGCCAGTATCACAAGGTCTTCAACCTCGACAAAAAGCAGGTGCTACACCCACACAAGCTGGGCTGCGGGCTCAAGCTGTGGGAGTTCGGCACGGAAGGTGGCGTAGTTACTGCGCTGTCCTACCTGCTTGCCGCATCGGCTGGTCGTGGAGGTGGCGACTGGGACAAGGGCGGCCCGCTGGCTGGATCATGGGCCGGTGATCGCATCGCCATCATTGGCGACTATGCGGACGAGAAGGATGTCCCCGGCGTTGATGCCAAGACGCTCTATAGCGATGAGGGGTACGCAGACATCAGCGAGAAGGTGCGTGCCGAGTTCCCCGAAGGCATCAAGTCCGAGGCATGGTAATGACCCAATCCGCCCGCCTCAAGAAGTACCGCGCCAAGCGGAAGCGTCAGGGCTATGGGTATGTCCAGGCAATGGCGCACCGGGATGACCATGAGGCCATCAAGCAATACGCCGCGCAACTGACCACATTGAGAAAGGCTGCCAAATGACATCACCCGCATTCCTTTCCGTTTGTGAAATGGGAGGGCAATCGTGAGCACAAAGAAAAAAGTCTACCGTCGTCGCTACTTGCTAATCGCCACCATTGAAACCACACGGAAGATGCAGGGCTCGGACGAGTTCCTGATTTGCACCGCTCAGAGGTCTGGGATCAAGCGCAAGATG